GGGAATCCGCCAGCTTACCTGCCTTGCGGCGTTAGGTGCTGATGGTCGTGCCTCGTGTGCGTAGCCGGCTAGCCCACGAGACGGGCTCCGCTGATAATTCCGTCTCCGGTTCAGCGGTTAAGCGGTGTTTCGAGTGCTCTAGGGCATCTCGACTCACCAAGGAAGTGGTCCACAATGGATTACTGTTGCTTCGGATCAGATACGGTTTGCCGTATTCTGAGTTACCGGACAGTGATCCTTCAGACCTCGGTCGCTTCCTCTCTTTTCTTTTGCTACAGGGCAAGGCGCGGGCCTCTGTAGCCTTTCCCCGTCGTCAGAGACGTGGGAAAGATGGTCTCTGTAACCTGCAGAGACTGTGCCGAAGGGACAGATGGGCTTTGGCCCATGGTTGTTCCTCAATAAAACGGAACCTTCCACAAGGTTGCCGTCGGCACACGCCGTCAGTACGTCCCGACTGGGAGCGGAACGTACTCTCGAAACCCCCTCCCTCATCTTCTGAGTATCTCGATTTCGTTCGCGGAATCGTGACTCAGCTCTTCCCGTCTGGGTGGGATAAGGATTATGGTACCTTCGTCGGTAACCATCTTCCTAATACCACTTCACGCCTTCCTCTTTTGAGTTCGGCGGCTGACCTCTGGTTAGGGCGACGGGCTGAGTTCTTTACCTCGTGCTTGACGGAGACTGAGGTGTCTCCGCTTTTCAAGGCGAGGTACAAAGAAGTTCAATCAGCTGGAAAGAAAAGGCCCCTTCTCATCTTTGATGAGAAGGTTGACCTTCTGGCACCTTTGCATAAGCTCCTGTATGCGAGGTTGTGCAGCAAGGATTGGCTTCTTTGCGGTCCTCCGACCGAAGAAAGGATGTCATCTGTCTGTGTTGGCGCCTGCCAGACCTCCGTGGATCTGGTTGCGGCAACGGACGGCCTCTCCCATGATGTGTCTCGGACCATCATGGACGCTTTGTTCTTCACTTCTGTGAAGGTTCCTCGGAGTATACGCGCGCTGGCGTATTCTTCGCTTGATCCTGTTTTTCAGGATTCCGAGGGCGTCTTTAGGAGAGTGCGGCACGGACAGATGATGGGGAGCTACCTCTCCTTTCCCCTTCTCTGTCTTCACTCTTACTGTGCGGCTCGTTGGGCCGCACGGTTCGATGTGAATGCTCGTTTTCTCGTGAATGGGGATGACTGTGTCATCTCCGCGGCACGAGCTGTCACCGTGCAGGACTACCCTTTGGGGTACCGACTCAACGATGATAAGACTATTCGAGCAGGGAACGTCGTGGAGGTTAACTCCACGTGTTTCCTTCGGAGTAGAGGAAGATGGCGTGTTGTCCGTCATCTTAGGAGAGGTGGTGCACCTACCGATTACCAGGGGATGATTCACATGGCTCAGGCCGTGCTTATCGATCCTGGTTTTGTGGATGCGTACCAGAGGGCACGTATCGGTAGGCGCTGGGGTTTTCTCCCTTCTCAGTTAGGTCATTTGACCTACCCTGCTTTCTTGCGAGAGCGGGCCCTCACACACCGGAAGGTATACTCGCGTATACCGACTTGTCTCCCGATCAAGGAAGATCCGGGTGTGGGTGGACTTCAGTTCCTGCGGGGGGAACCGACCGTTGTTGAGACCGAGGCTTTGCGGTCGTTTCTTTGGGAGCACAACGGGAGAGGGAGAAAGAGAGACGAGTGGAGTCCGTCCTGCGGTTCCATTCGTCGGACATACGCCTACAAGGCGGTGCCTTGTAGGAGTCAGCTCAGTTTTGTCGGCTGGGCTGGCCCGAAGTCATGCTTCCTTCGCGGAAAGAAGCCCGATGTGTACTGTGTTCCTGACACGTTCATATCGGAGGAAGAAGAGAGGGGCCTCTATGAGTTGGACCTTTGGCGTTTGGCCTTAGGTTCGGAGATCTTAGAGGGATGAGGTCTGGTGGTCCCAGACCACTTCTGGCCGGTTGTGTTCGGCGGACGTGTATAGCCCACTAGTAATATAGTGAACGTGGGTGCGTCCCGGGTGACACCCGGGGTTGCGCGGGAGAGCTACTGAGATCCTCGATCTGCTTACGCAGAACCACCTTCCCCCCTCCGGGGAGGGTCAAGGTGCCCGTTTTGAACGGTGTTGAGGATGGATGGATGTTCGACTCCCTGAGCACGTGGTCGATCGTCGCGGGTTCTCTCTTCGGAGAGTTCGGACGACCGGGCTTCGCCCTCTTATCGCCGCCGGGGCGAGAGGG